AGAGATTGAGTATTTTTATACTCCTCAGATTCTAATTTATCGGTAGAAACCTTATCTATTGCTATTTGTTTTTTGACATCTATATCAACAGCTTTTAAATCTATCTCAGCAGTTATAGAATTTTCCGGCTCACCATAAACATTTTTTGTTTTCAATAAATCCAATATTTTATCCATCTTCTCATCTATCTTCTCATTATTAGTATCTGGAGGTATTGTTCCAACTTTTTGATTTAATTGATGTGGTTGTAATTGCCCTTGTCCAAGGACAATCTCACCAGTCTCTTCATTAACCCACAATTCTTTTTCTATTTTTTCTATTGCCATTTGTATTAACGGATGTTTTTGTTTAGTGTTTTGTGCAGTTGGTTTTGGATATTGTTTTCCATCTTCCCCACGTATATACATACATCACCTATATCTTTCTTTTTTCTATTTGTAGATTAGACAATCTACTACGATGAGCAGTTGCCTTAATACTATGATTAAAATTTGGATGCCCACCAACCAATTGTGGTTCAGTTACTCCATTTAATTCCCAATAAATATCATTCCAATCACATATATCACCAGCTTCAGGATAGAAATTCAAACTACCACTTGCTAAATTATTTCTCTGAAACATTAAATCTATAGTTGAGTTATTATCTGGACCAATTTCATTAAATTGTTCTACTTCAGGTGGATTAAATCGAACTAAACAATTAACCCTAAATCCAACATTGTAATACTTAGTGGTTGATTCACCATAAACATTACTATTAGTATTATCAACATCCACCTTATAAATATCAACTGATTGTCCAACTATCTCATCAATCAACTCTTCATTTAAATGATCAATTAAATTTATTTCTTTTTGTGTGATAAAGAATGGTCTTGTAGCAGACATTTTGCTATCCTATAAAAATTGGCATTGGTGCTTTAGCCAATACTTCTTGTTGAGCATTTGCCTCTTCGGCTTCAGCTTTTAACTTTTCAGTTAAAGAGACTGATTCTAAAAATTCCTTTAACTCCTCTAATAATTGTGTCTTTTCTTCTCTACCTTCAGCCTTTAGGGCATCACCATCAAGTGTTATTTCAGCATCAGGTATAGGTAAAACACTATATTTACTTCGTATAATACCCAATAATTCTTTTGCCAGAGCAGCAGTAAACTTCCTAATCCATTGGCGGCCTGGTGCATTTATTGAATTATAAGTTATAAATTTATAAGGTACATTTGATGGATCAGATACCCCACCTTGCATTGAACCACTTATATTATTAGTATTTTTAACATCATCTTTAACATAATATTCAAAATAAAGTTTATTTCCAGTAGCATCATCTTTTGGTATTGGGAAAACTCTTAATTTATTATTATGTAGTTCAAAACTATAAGCACTCTTTCTAACCAAATCATTAGTTTCAATAGAATTTGCTCTCGCTAAATCATAACTTATTGGTCTTAAGATAAAAGATATAGCTGGTGATGCAGCACCCATACCAAAAGAATCCAACATCTGTCTTTGGTCAAATGAACCAGCATATGGATCATAAAATTTAGTTATAGCAGCCGGCATATCATTATACACCCTCTGTACTTCTATTCGTTTATAACTTTCACTAACACTTGCCCATACATCTTGTAAATCATAATCTTGTTGTGAACTAGTTAATGTAACATATCCCTTTTTTAAATCAAGGTTACCCTGCATATTAACTAATTGACCATACTTTTCAGATAATTGAACCGATGGTCCATTTGTTGGAGTTATGGGATTAGCAGAACCAGTACTTAATGAACCTGATATTCTTGACTTTTCGCCATATTGTTCCCACATCCAATTCTTAATATTGTAATTATTAATATGTTGAGAATACTCATTTATTGATTCTTCAAAACAAGCATAAATAGAACCACTTGGTATTTCTAACTGTAACACTGGATAACCAAGTCGTTTAGCAACCCATTTAGTTACAGATACTATTTCCGATCGGAAAGTTTCGTCAGCATCATATGTGCCATATGGCGTTTGATTGGACCCAACATCATAAGTAGTGGGGTCTTCATAAGCATAATCTAATTTTGGCATTTACATTTTCTCCTAACTATAAATATGAAGATAATGAAAACAAAAAAGGGGAAACATAAGCTCCCCCTTTTTCAGGTTATTCAGAATTTAAATCTGAATTAAATGACATCCAAATCGGCACATTTAATCAAACCATAGAACTCTGGACGAATCATCTTCTTCGCGTAACGAGTCATTACACCTTTTCTTGGAGTAAAATCGGAAGGATCATAAACCAATGGAGTTGTAATTAACGGAACGTAAGGAGAATAGACAGCGCCGGTTTCTAAGAAGTTACTTCCACGGAATCCAACCAATATTTGGTTTTCAGTCATGTAAGGGTTCTTATAAACAGTGTATCTACCAGCCGCTTGACCGACTTTTGAGACACCCATAGCGAATTGTGCAGCAGCTGCATCAGCATCGCCAGGAGCTGACATATATCCAGGAAGTGATTCAAGAATTGTAGCTACTTTAGGAGCAACTACAACAAAATTAGCACCACCACGAAGTGTCAAACGATGAATCTCATTTGATACTTTTTGGATCTTAGCAACTAACGTTTGATACCATTCAAAGCGAGTACCATAAAAGATATTCTCTGAGAATTCACCAGTAGCAGCATTGTAATCTTGACCAGCTTTAGCAGACCAATAATCAACTGTTACAGCATCGTTAATCAACATATCAAGGATTTCCAAATCGATTTCCATCGAAATGTAATCACTTAACATAGAAGTTAATTCAGCTTCAGCATCAATTGAATGATATGCGTTAAGATCTTGAGCCAATTCAGGAGACCATACAGCTTTTAACTTACGAGTCTTAGCAACAATCGGTAAAGATTTAAGCTCTAAGTTAACTTCTGGTATGTTCAATGAATCAACAGTAGCATTACCAACACTATCTTCAAAGTCACCACGATCAGCAGCAGTTGTTTGTTTAGTATAGCCAATTGCCCAGTTACCTACAGCAGTACCTGAACCAGATACAATCATAGTGATTTTTCCAGCATTATCTATTGAGACAAATCGTGGATCAACAATCATATTGGTTTTTATGAATTCCCAAGCACGTACAGACTCAGATTCAGAATCAGCTAAAGCAGCTGCTGATAAACTTCCAGTCATCTTCTGAAAAAGCCCTGCATTACTAGCAGAGTATTCTGTGTCAAAGTTAACATCAGCCAATGTGACTGCGGTGTGGGCTCCAACACCTGTATGTCCAGCTTGTGAACCAAATGCTACAGATGCGGCTGAACCAGTCATACCATCGGTATAACCATATCTTCCTGCACCATAGAATCCACCCTCACCGTAAGGTGAAGTTGAACCACTAGGGGAATTAGGACCGGTTTTACCATGAATTGGATCACCCACAGTTCTTGCATTTACGTTAGTTCCATACTTGAAATCAAGATAGAACACAAGACCAGATGGTAAGTTCATAGGTTGTACAGAAACTAATTCCTGTGCAACAATGTTACCGAAAACACGTCGTACCAATGGAAGTGCAACACCAGACCATTCTTCATCACCAGCCCCACCAGAGGGATTAGTTGAGGAAGATTCAGAAATCAATTGACGAGCCTGGTTTTCTAACAAAGTAGCCATACCAGAGCGTTGCCACTCATTTTCCATTCCTTCTAAAAGTCCAGATTTTTCCCATTTGATAACGAGTTTTGCGGACTCATCTTTCTGTTTCCTCATTGGGGAAGCATTAAGAAGAGATTCGTTTACATAATTAGACATTTTTCGTTCTCCAAATTATCTTATTAATTTTTAAGGATTCCAGCTAACTTCTTAAAACGGGCTGCAACTTCACTTTCTTCTGTGATAATTTTCCTAGAATTAGGTTTAGTTGAACCAGCTTTACGACTAGCTGCTTCTTGAACATTGTGTGTTTTAACTTCACTCTTATCTCTCTTCATTGATTCTGCAAGTGTTGAATAAACCAATTTGATTTCACGAGTTGTTTGAGCTCTATCAAAGGTCTCAACAACTTTCATCTTTTGATCATTCGTCAAAGCATATTCTTTGAATATACGATTAGTGTAGAGAAGTTTAGCATTTAAAATGTTCAT